TCCATGTGATTTTGCTACACAGTAATCAAACCAACTCTTGCCAAGACCGACAATAGCTATAGTTTTACCTTTTAGATTTTCTACTCTCTCCATCTTCTCTCTCCTTAAGTGGTGGCGTTTCTAATAGAATCGTAACGATATTCGTCTTTTCTTCCTCTAGCCTCCGCTTTGTTTTTTAGTCTTGCAGTTTCTTGTTGAAATCTATTTTCATATAAAGCTAAAAGATCAGTATCGCCTTTCATAAAAGTATATGCTTCATATAAACATCCATATAACAATGCGTTTCTAGCATTTTGTGATAACCATGTTCCTGTTGTATCAGTCACTAGACTATTAGGTTTGTATAAGTAATGTAACTCTACTGAATAATCTGCATCTGGTATTGGTGCTACAATTAATGTAGATCCATTATTTGAAGCAGTAGATAGTTCTTTATCAAAATCTCCATAATATTTTGGCAATCCTCTTAATGATGTGTCTGTAGGATCAGGAGTATATTCTCTCATAAAGCTTGCATGTTTTTTTTCTAAGTAATGATAATCACCACTAGCGTCTATAACAGCTAGTGAAAAACTTAAATTAAAATCTGTGGGTGCTGTTAAATATGTATTTCCAGTTGTTAAAGTACCTGTTACATTTTTTCTAAAAAAATCAAACTGTATTAATTCAAATAATCTTTCTTCTGTATTCTTGATCATATCGTCAAGAGTAGCTACAAAAGTAGTCTCTTCGTTTTGTACGTAATTTTTAATTAATGTTTTTAACTCTGATAATGTCATACTGTTATTGTAACCTCGCCAAGAGAACCTGTCATTTCATATCCTAATATCTTAGATCCTATAGGATCAGATGTCATTGAAGAATTAGAATTACCATCATTTGTGTAAACAGCTCCATCTCCTAATTCTACATCATTATTAGGTCTAGGTTTATATAAAGCTTCTGCATCTGATACGTGTGGTAATGGCTCAAGCTGTGGATGTTTAGGTTCAAAACAATCTCTACATGTTTTTAAACCGTTCCATTCTTCTCTTAGTTGTGACAGCTTGTATTCAAATCCACATCTATCGCAAAGAGCTCTTGCAAATTTACCAGCTGCGTAAGCCATTTTAGTATCCGTGTCTTAAGTATGGTGCAATTCTAAATGAAGCACTATCTTCGTCTTGAGATAGAGCTCTTTCAAATTCATCTTCATACATTTGCTTTAACATAACAACTCTTTCTGGTGCTTTCTTAATAGCTATGTAATAAGCAAGACCAGCAGCGAAGCAAGGAAAAAACCTAAAAGGCATATCCATTGTATTTGTGGCGGTGTCGGCATCATCCATTCTCACTAGTTTATTAAAGACTAATACATCTGTACTATTCTCTGGCGTAGGCCATATATTTAAAACAGGACTTACTTGTTTATCAAGAAAGAACTGAGTAGGTCTAGCTTCAGTAGACTTGGTTGGAATATTTAGATATTCACTTCTGCTGATCTTAGACATTTGTAAATCAAGGTTAGTTCCATCAGTATCTCTTCTAATGGAGCAATCTAATATATCAATAACATTAGAGTTTAAAGTATATTGGTTAGTGCCTTTAGTAACTGTTTGAGTTGTCTGTTCTATAGTCCATTGATTAAGACCACGGTTAGCCCATTCAGCTAACATAAGATTAATAGATCTTTTTGCTGTTTTTAGATCATAACCAGTACGAAGTTCTAATCCACATCTTTCAAATGCTTCTTCTATAAACTCAGTTACATCTGGCTCAAAGTTTGTACTACTTGATGTTGTCATTTAATCTTCCTCTGAAGCATATAAATTATTAAATGTTATGTTCGGATCCATATAACTCTCATGTTGTTCTGCTGAATGCGTCCATTGAGAAGGCATAAAGTCTGGTGCTCCTTCTCCAACACGCCATAAAGCAGGGTTCGTAGCTCTTACTCTGTTATTAGGTAAAGCTACAAAGTTACCAGTATACTCACCAGCGTCTGTTAAATATAACACATGTGATTGCTTATGTTGAGCAGAATCATCAGCTATTGAATTTTCTGTGTAGTCTACTGTAAATAAATATTTTCCTGTATAGAAGTCTCCACCTATTTTACATATCCAAGGAGATGAACTAACCCTATCTAAAACTACAACAGAATGATCATGGCTAAGACAATCCCATGGTTGAGCTAAATGATCTTCCATAGGAGAAGGCCATTCTTGTAATGGTATATCTGCTACTAAAGCTTGAATAGGCATTCTTGCCCACATAGCACCGCCATGAACATTAGGTGCATCTTCTTCGTTATCTATTTCGCAACCTGTAAAGACTACTTGAAACGATAAGGATCTATCTGGAATGGTATTAACAGCTATAACAAGAGCATGTAAATACTCTCCGTGATAATTACTATGGTTGGCTGTAAACTCTTTTCTCACCCAGCATTTAAACTGCGGGATGTTTGAAATTAAATATGACAAAACACTCTCTCCTTTGTTTTTGTAAAAAATTTATTATACTTTTCCGCCTTTAGACATGTACTTAGTACCCTTCATAGCTCCACCTTTTGCCATATATTTAGTGCCTTTCATTGCTCCGCCCTTAGACATGTACTTAGTACCTTTAGAAGCTGATCCGCCTTTGGACATATACTTAGTGCCTTTAACCATACCACCATTAGCATAGCCTTTGGTTTTTTTAAACATAATTTACTCCTATGAATATTTAGTTTTTTTTCTTCTATTGTTCATTACTTTACCACAACCTCTTGCAATCTTTCTAACCTCTCCGCCATTCTTAAAAGATACTTTAGCTTTCTTTGTGTTAGCAACAACAGTTTTTCCTCTAGCTCCAGCTGCTTTCTTTTTTCTAGCAGTTTTTGCTCTTTCTGATTTACTTAAACTTTGTGCTTTTGCTCTTGGTAAACAACGATCTGGATTTTTTTTATTTTCGCTTGTACCACATTTACCTTTAATAGATCCATCTGTGCCTATACGAACCCAGTCTTGATTAACCCATTCTTTTAATTTGCCCATTAAAATCTTTGCCTGTCTTGTCTAGCCTGTCTGCCTCCACCTACAAGTCCGCCATCTTTCATTTTCTTTGGTTTCTTTTTTGATCCTTTGGCATAGTTTGGATCTTTACAATACTTAGACGCAGCCATGTTTGCATAAGCTGAGGGATATGTATCAAATGTTCTTTTAGCCCATGCTTTTCCTTTCGGACATATTTTAGCCATTAGCACTTCCACCTTCGTCTTGCTTGACGTATTCTTGAATTTGGATCATTTCTTGTTTTAGCAGAGCTACGCTTTAATTGTCCTGCTGATCTTGCACAATAAGACTTGCGTCTTTTTGCGGCTTTGCTACCTTTTTTAACTTTGCCTGTTACGGCTGTTTTTAATTTACTACCAGGATTTTTAGCTCTATAAGCTTTGACTCCTTTTTTAGTCATACCAGCCCCACTTTTGGTGGGGCGGTAATTAGCTGATTTACCTTTGGTAGTTCTTCGTATTGGTTTAGATTTTGCTCTTGTAGCCATTCATTAATAGTTTTTTACCATCTCTAAAATGATATGGTAGGAATCGCCACTACTATGACCAACAGTAGTAAAATCAATATCTCCAGTTACTCCTGATCCTGCATTATTTGGTATGCCTGTAAATGAATCATAATACTCATCTCCAGTAGCATCTGATGGTATGTGTGTAAGTAAAACATTTGTTGAAGCATCAAACTCCAACTTAACACTCATGCCAACAGTCATCCACCAAATTTTTGCAATACTTACAGAAGTACAAGCTTGACCAGAGGAGTTAGCACTTAAAGCTGAAACATCAACTTTTTTAACAGCAGCTTCACCACTGCCATCGCTGACATTAGTAAACCGCATAATTGCTTTCCTATCGGTATCTTGTATGGTTTGAGAAGTTACTGCATCTGCCATAATCTACTCCTTATGCGTCAGCAAATGGTGTTACTAAAGTTCCTGATCCTAAAATAATACCTTCTACAGCATACTTAGCAGAAGCCATAGCAGTTACTTTTACAATACTACCAACTAATCCACCTTTAGTTGATCCATTCATAGTAATAACATCATTAGATGCAGCTGAAATAAAAGTTTTACCAGTATTGTCATCTACGCCTGTATATACCCCACCAACAAACTTATCTGTTCCATCAGTTAGAATGTCCATATCTGTAGCTGCGGTTTCTACAACAAAGAAGAAAGAAGCTCCTAAATTATTTAACTGATTTGGATCTGTGTTATCTCCAGGATCTGTTGAAACAATACTAGGTAAAGTAAATTTACCATCTGCATCGTTACAAGTAAGAATTTTACCTGCATGAGAGTCTACTGTTAATGTAGTGTCAGCCGTTAAGCTAACTACGTTTGCATTACCTGCCGAAATAAATCCTGCTAAAGATTTTATTGGGCCTGAAAAAGTGCTTTTTGCCATAATTTTTCTCCCGAAAAATAAGTTCTACTGTCTTGGCTTGTCTGCTAGGTCAGTCTGTAGAACAAGTTAATAAATCCTAGTCCTTCGATTGTATATTAGTTTGATCTAAAAAAAAAGGGAGCCGAAGCTCCCTTTAAACAATCAGTTAAGATTATGCACCTTGAGATGCAAACACTGCTCTTGGATTTGAGAATCCAAATGAGTATCTTTCTCTAGCTTTGAATCTGACGTTGCCAGTATCAAAGTCACCTTCCATAGAAGTTGAAAGAGGAGATCTCTCGAAGTGTTTAAATCCATCAGGACAGTCTGTCAACAAGAACCACGCATCGTTATCTGTTAAGAAGTTATTAACAGTGTACCCTTCGGATACCATGCCCATATTCTTAATAGAGTTGATGTCATTGTCAGATGTTCCTACTCTACCTGGTGTATTTAAAAGTCTATCAGCCACAAATTGTAGTTGTGGTGGTATTACTAATTTTTTACCTTGTAAAGCAATTACCATATTTCTGTCATCAACGAAAGTTGAAACTGAAATAATTGCATCTTCTAATGAAGTCTCGTTCAAGTCTGAATAAGTGCTAGGTCTATTACTTAATGTACCGCCACCTGTTAGTGGGTGATCAGTAGCAACAAGTGCCTTGCCATCTCCTCCAGTAAAGCTTGATGAGAATGCGTTGTTAAGCACAGAAGCAGCTTTCACTTGCTTTGTATGTGCCATGGATCTTGCTAGAGCTTTTGTGTATCGAGCTCCCAATCTGTCATACAGGTTATCTTCGATAGCCTCTTCAGTTAGTGCAAATGCTAACGCTATGGTTTCATGTGAATACCTAGCAGTAAAACCTTCAGTAGCACTGTCAAATTCGACTCCTTGCCCTTCTGTTTTTACTTTAGCGTTACCGAAACCAACGATCATGGTTTCTTCTTCAAATGCTCTATCTGAGGATTCTGTCTCAAATATCTCTGCATGTTGTTGTTCGTACCTGTTGTATTCCATGCCAAATAAGGCATTTAAACCAGGCTCCAATTCTTTAGCTAATTGTGCTCTTGAAATTGCCATAATTTATACTCCTTATTAAGCTAGACCTGCACCTTTTTGGCCGCAGATATGATTTTGAATAACAACTAAAACATTAGTGTTTGCCGAAGCAACGTCTGAATTTTCAGGATCTTCTGAAATATCAATCGCTTTGATCGGTAAACCTGCTGTTGTAGCACCTGTTGTGACATCTAACTCTGCTCCTGAAATACCACTTAAGGTACTACCTGAGTTTGTGTAAACGATGTCAAAGTTACCAAACAGATCAGCCACTGGGAAAGTGTCGTCTGCTTGAATCTCGAAGACCACGTTGGGATCATCGACTATGAAAGCAATTATGTCTGAAGCATTTGTGCTTGCAGGGTAATAATTACTAAATACTTGTTCACCCGAAGTAGGATCAGTGTAAGTACAGCCATTGAATACGCCAACAATCGGTACAGTTCCACCATCAGCATGTATTTCTACAGTACCTCCAGTTACCTGCATTACCATATCTCCTTGGAAGATACTGGTTCCATAGTTAGCAGCGATTCTATAACGGCTTTGTCCACCCGAGTAAGGTGAACCACCCATCATTCTTACGGGTTTCATTCCAAATGAAGCATCTAAATTTGCCATTTTTTATGTTTCCTATAATTAAATTTATATATAGAGTTACAGAGTTATCCTCTGTTTCCTCCACCAAAAGTCACCTTTGATTTAACCTCTCTTGAGATTGGCATCGCTGGATTCTCTTCACGCATCAGGTCATTTTCTACAGCAGACATTTGATTATTGGTTTGTTGTTCAAAAAATTCATTTCTTTGATCTGCGATTTCTTTATCTATTTTGCACAGTATCAACCCACCAACTCCAATTACTCCTGCATGACGACCATCATCGACTGTAGGTAAATCATGAAATCCAGGTAATTCATCTGGTCTAACAACCTCGAATCCTTCACGAAATCTTTTTGAGACATTCGTTTTGTCATCTTGGCCTAGTACAGATTCTCTGATCCAACGATAAGTAATACCTTGTGATTCAGCTACTTTAATAGCTTCGTCTGGTAGTTCTAACGCTGAAGGCATCTTCCAAACTTTAGGTCTGGCTTTTGTCTCTCTAGTATCAGAGTTTCTAGTAGCTCTGTTATCTTCAGTTTTATTATCTATTTCTTTGCTCATGATTTTTGTAACCTCGCTTTTTGTTTTGCGTAATCTTTAAATGACACTCCAAGCTTCTTAGCTAGTTGCTGTTCGCTCGGTGTCAACTCGATACGATTTTGTTTGCGTCCAGTCGATGTGTTGCGTGTAGCTGAAGCGACAGTTTGGACGGGTTTCTTGTCTGCTTCCACGTTAAATCTTTGAGGCAACTCTTGTCGCACTCGCTTATCTATTTCACTATAATACTCATCACTCTCTGTGTCAAAGCCTTCATTCTCTAATTGTTTGTGAACTGCAAAGGCAACACTTGTTGCAACTTGATCTTTTCCAAACCAAGTATTCTTATTTGCCCATGTTCGAGCTTTGTCTGATGGTTCATTATATTCTTCTTGAATAGGTTGAGCTTGTTGATAAAACTGTTGTTGTTGAGCCTGTTCTATATAAGCTTGCTCTTGAGCATCGTATTGTTTTTGCTGTATTAAATACTGCTGATGTCTAGCTTTATCAGCTGTTGCCATGCTTAAAGCTTCTGTTGCTGTTGCTATAGCTTCAGAATCTCCAGCTTCAGTTGCTTGTCTTAATGCTTGTTTTGATAAGCTAAGTTGAGATTCAACTCTATTACCAAACTCATCACCGTAACTAGATTGAAAAGTTTTTTGAGACTGTCTTAGTTTTTCATTTTGATCTTTAAGATCTTTAGCATACTGAATGGCCATCAGCTCCCTTCTTTGAAACTCTTTGGCTTGTGCTACAGCTTTGTTAATTCTGTTTTGTGCAAGGGTAGCTCTCTTTTCTACCTCTGACTGATCCTTTGCTTTTTCTTCTACTTTAGGTGAAACTTCAAAGTCTTCTTGTATCTCATCTTCAGATGCTGCTGATACCTCTTCTTTAATTTCAACTTCTACAGGATTTTCTTGTACCTCATCTTCCACTCTCCTATTCTCTGGAAGTGCGGCCTTTTCAATTTTTTCATCTGTAATTTCTATATCTATATTCTGTGCTTCTTCGCTCATTCTTTACTCCTATAAAGATTTAATATCATCTGGATCAAGGATTGTCGCAATCACTTCATCATCGTTAATAATACGAACTTCGTTATCATCTTCTAATCTAAAACGAGTTCCTGCATATCTACCAATTAGAATCCAATCTCCTTTATTACACCAAGGAGATCTTCTATCTGGCTCACCAAATTTATTATCTTTATAGGCTAATGGGCCTACTTTTAAAACATAGCAGATCACTGTAGCCAAAGCTTCTTTATCTAAAGTTTCTTTAACTAGTTGAATACCACCATCAGTTTGACCTTTACCTCTGTATGGTAATACAAGTATTCTCCATCCAGTAGGATTTGGCATTCTGTCAAGTAGTGATTTATCTAGTAGTTTAGGATCGAGTACCCTTTCGTCTGATTTTATAAAAGCTTTGTCTAGTTCTGAATTTTCTTCAACTTTTTGTTTTGCAACATCTTCTTTGTGTTGTTCGAATTTTGTTTTTTTTGCGATTGTATCAACCATCGTTATCATCCATTTGCAGCGTTTCTCTTAAATCTTGTTGTAGGGAACGAATCGCTGATAACTCTCCCATAAGATATTTGTAATCTTCCATTGATTTTATATTGCCGCCAGCAATAATGTCAACAGTGTTTCTCTCTCTTTCTCGCAAAGTTTTAAAAAAATACTCTGCTAGTCTTATTCCGTCCAATTAGCTCTCTCCTAATTTTCAAATATTATTAACGTCTACCTCTTCCTCCCATTCTTGGCATCATAGGTATCGGTCTGTCCATTACATTCATTCTATCCATTCTGTTTATTTTTGGTAATTCTAATCTTGGTAAATCTACTGGTGCCATAGGCATAGGATTTGATGGTATAGGTGATGCTATCGGAGCAGGCATAGGCATTCTTTGTTGCATAGGCATAGGCATTGGATTAGGCATCATAGGCATTTCTTCAGGTAAAAAATCTGGAGTTGGAGGCATAATTCCTGGGCCAAAGCCAAAGTCTTGTGGAGGTAGTGGCACTTGAGGTATGGGTTGTTGGTTGCCAATCGCATCTACTCTAGGCCTTAACAAAGGATCATCGGCTGGTGATTGTAAGGGTGGAGGTGGTGTTATGGGTAAAGACACAGGCTCTTGTGTTCGTCTGTCTCTAGCTATTTGTCTAATTTCTCTGTCAATAGGACCAAGATTACTAAGACCTGCGTCGTAACTATCGAGAATACTTTGTCCCATATTAGTAATGTCTATTGGGATTTCATTTGGTGGTAGTTTAGGTGGAAAGCCACCGCCAGCACCACCGATTGATGGACGTGGAGTTGGTCTATATTCATTTTCATCAATAGGAATTTGATCTGCTATACGCATACCTTGTTGATTAGTGCCTTGATATTTATTTATAAAATCTTGATTAAATGCATTACCAGCTACACCAGATACTTGCTCGTTAAAAGTTGGGCTACCTCCTAAAAAGGATACACCTTCATCTAATCTAGGATCTGGTACCCCACCTCTAGGTCCACCGATTGACATGAAATCATCACGTCCACGTCTAGTTGGTGCATTTATAATTTCTTTTAAGCTAGGCTGAGTAGGTATTGAACGCTGTGGTTCTTGTGGTATCGTGCCTCCTGCATCAGCTATTCTTTGATTTATTGCATCCATATCAATATTAGAAAAATCAAAATTAAATAAGTTTGGATTTTCCAAACCACTAATCATAGGACGATCTATCATCATGTTATCCATAGGTATATCCATAGGGGTTTCATCAACACTAGGATCCTCTACCATAATAGGAGGTTCTTCTCTACCAGTAAAAGGAGGCATTGGTGGCATTTTATTATGTGATACTACACCATCAACCATGTAGGTATGAGTATTAGAAGTAGTAAAGTTATACACTTTTATAAAATCTTTTTTACTTTCAAGTTTTGTAACTTCTTCTACACCATCTTTAGTTATTAATTTATCACCTAGCTGTAATTCTTTAACCTCTATTCCATAATCGTTATAAACTGTATTAGATAGTTTAGAGTTATTAGATTTCCACCCATCGTTAGTTAAGAAAGCATGAGCATCTGTAGCAGTTATTCTATCGTTTATAGTCCATAAACTTCTGTCAGCTTTCGGAATATCATGTACATAAGAAACTACATCTGTTTCACCATTTAGAGCTAATACTTCGTCTCCCATTGCAATATTTTCAATAACTTTTTTAGTTCCATCAGCCATATCAATTTTAGTTCCTGCTACAAAACACATAATCGGAGGAGGAGTAATATCTCGAGGAGGCATTGGAGGTGGCCCAGGAATACTTCTTAATGGTGGCTGTGCTCTGAACATATCTCCAATAGGATCACCCATAGTATCTGTTGGCATGAAAGCCTGTTGTGGTTGCATGGGTGGTGTGTAACCTTCAGGAGTAAAATAAGCTGGGCCGCCTTGAACTAAGGTAGGTCTAGGTGCAGCAGGTCTAGCCATAGCTGATCCCATGCCTCCACCTGAATCTCTGCCAGGTATACCTTTTCTTGCTGACTTAACTAATTTACTAAAAAGTCCCATTAAGAAATTCCTTTAAACTTAGTACCTCTAAGAGCAGCACGGCCTCCTCTTGACTTGCCACCGCCATAACCTTGTGGTTGTGGAGCAGAGCCATTAGGAATCTTTTTAGGATCAGAGTAATTAACTGTCCCTTGATCTTTAATCGTTACGCTTGATTTTACTTTCATATTACTTTCCTTTTTTGGTTGACTTCTTTTTTGCTTTGCTTAAAGCAATAGCAATAGCAGTCTTTTGTTTCTTACCGCTTTTTACCAACTCTCCTATGTTAGCAGATATAGTCTTTCTACTGCTACCTTTTTTTAGTGGCATTTTATTTCTTGTTCTTAGTTCCTGCTGGTCTGCCTCTTTTTTTAACTACGGTCTTAGCTTTAGGCTTAGACTTAGTTTTAGCTTTTGGCTTTTCTTTTTTAACTTTGACTGCGGTTTCTTTAAGGAGCTTCTCAGCATCTTTGTCTGCTTTCTTGGCGATTGCTTCGATGTCGATTTTTCTATCTGCATCTTCATTGATGATCGTCCCATTGCCATTGTTAATCTCCTCTTCTTTTTTAAGCTGTGCTTTATTAACAGCCTGCATTTTTTGTCTAACTGAACTCATAATTATCCTCTCATTATATCCATTGCTTTAAATTGTGCGGCTTGATCCATACGCTCTCTAGCTATGTCGTCCTTCATTGTAGCTATTTCTCTTTGAATTGCCAAACGCTGTTCTGCAAGGTTGGTATTCTCCATAGATTTCATAGCATCAAACTCTTGTCTTTGTGCAAATTCTTCACGTTTTCTTTGTACATCATCAGCCTTAATATCTAATTCCTTACCTCTTAGTTCTACCAAAGGATCAGGTTG